CAGAAAAGGCGAGTAATATATTTAAAAAGTAAAAGTGAATATTAACAAGTAACTATAAATATAGTAATAACAATTAAAATTTAATCAAATGGCAAAAAGTGGAAAAATTAAAGAAAAAGAATTAAAAAATATTAACGAGCAAAATACAACTCTACAAAGAGCTGTTTTTGACATGGGTGCGTTAGAAATAGAAAAGCATCAAGCAATGCAAAGATATAAAGCTGCGTTAGAAGTTTTAGAAACAACTAAGCAAGAGCTTGAAGCTAAATACGGCGTGTCCATAACCAAATCTGTTCGGGATATGCAACGACTCAGAGATGAAGCTTGGCAAGCAGGAAACTTTGGAGCAGCAATTAAAGCCGAGGAACTGCGCCTCAAGGTGACGGGTCTTATGGTGGCCCGTAGTCATGTAACCCATGAACACGTCGATAATATGAGCCGTGAACAAATCGTTGCACAACTACAAGATTTTATGGATCGCGCTAAAAATCGTATGATTGATGTAACACCCGCAAAAAATCCCATAAAACCCGAACAAATCCCTATAACAGACTGTAGCGGCGAAGCCGCAAAGTGAAGGCTGCGCTCCGTGCGGGGGGCGGGGGCGGGGCCTTACAGCCCCCAAATCGGGCCGTTAGGTGGGGTTTTTCGGGTTTCGGGAGTCGGGGCTTAGGAAACTTGTTCGGGTTATCAGCGGGCCTCCCAGCGCCTCCACTGCATATATACATATTATCGAAATTCGGGCCGGGGGGCGACTTGCCGGGGATAACAACCCGAAAAATTGTTCGGGTTAGTTTACCGGGGTCGGACTTCACCGGGGCATCGGGATCGGGATTTGGGACTCTCCCTGTAGTATAAACCGAACATATTATAGCCTTTACGCAACACACAAAAAACCGGCAATTTTTCGATTTTTCCGCCAAAAATAACCCGAATAATTGTTCCAAATAATCCCATTATTTACTAGACTTTCCCATAAAAATAAGGCAATAATACTAAAGAAGAAGGGATAATAATGTTCCTGATTCGTTCTAGCAAAAGGAAAAACTAAAATGTTATATTCAATGGGAATAGAAATCGAAACATGTGGAGCTTCAATATCTTCATTAAAAAGAGCTATAGAAGATAATGGTATTAAGGGTGTTGATTGTAAGCCAGATGGTACACCTAGTGTTGATTGCGAGATTGTATTGCCTCCGATTGCAATATGTCAGTCAGGTTATGAGTATTTGGAGCGTATTTGCAGCGTATTGGAAACGGAAGGCGCGCGCGTCAACTCTTCATGTGGTTTACATGTTCACATTAGTAATGCGCCATTGGCAGATAATACACATGCAGCGCGATACACTGGCGACAGCATATTGCACAAAGAGCGTACTGGACGGTTTCTTTCACAACACGGTGATCCACTAGACGCTGTGGCAGTAAAGGATATCATGTTGCGCTATACTGAACAGCAAAGCACTATCAATAGCATGTTGCCACGTTCGCGTCACATGAATAGATATTGCAAAACACTTGATCCACAGCGTATTGAAAGAGCTAATACCATTAGCGATCTTAGCGACGCAACACATGGCAAGTTTTCCTCAATCAATCTGCAAACATGGTCGCGTGGAACAATTGAATTTCGCCAGCACTCAGGCACTATCGATGTTAACAAAATTTGGAACTGGTGTTGCTTTTTGCACAATCTAGTTTGCTGGACCGTTAACGAGCGTATTGAGGGTGGCACCCGAACAATTGTTCAGGAAACGCCAGTTGATCCGTTCCGTCGTAATTCTCGTGTAGGTGTTCAATATCATATGATGAGATCAATGGACGGCGCAACAACACGCGATATTATGTTGGCTACTGGATGTAGCGAACAACGTGTTCGCGCGGCAGTGTCTGAAATACGCAATCGCGTAGGCGACAACGCTGTAGTCACTCATACGCAACAATCAAATGGTGCAAGATATGGTGATGGAACAGACCACACTAGATACCAAGTTTTGCAAACGGTTGAAACGCAAACCAACGGCGCAACATTGCGGCCTGAAAATAGGCGCGGCATGGATAGCGTTTGGGCTGGATTATCAGACGGATTGTTTGAAGCATGGCAGGATAGAATAATCGCGCTGGCATAGGCCAGCGCAACATAAACCAAATCAGAGCGGCGTTGCCGCTCTTTTTTTTGCGGGTCCCTTTGGTAACCCGAACAATTATTCGGGATCGGGTTTTATTGCAATGGGTCCCCCCCTATATGCGGCAGCGTATCGGTCAGTACACTGTACTAAGTCCACCACGAACAATACCCAGCGCGATGCGAATGGGTCCCTTGACGGGTCCCCAAGCATCCCATACAGTCCCAACTGTAGTAGAAAGGGAGGATGTACATGCAAAGATGGGCGCTTGTTACTATGAATCATCGTGGTAGGATTGATGATGGTAAAGATTTTTGGATAAATGAGAGTAACGTTGCTTCTATGATGGAACTTGATGATGGCTGTATGGTTAATTTCGCCACTTCTGAGTATGATGTTATTAAGGTTAGGCAGTCCTGTGATTGTATTTTTACGGAATGGGATAACTGGCAGGCAACTCAGGAAGGTTCTGATTGATGCCGAAGTACAGGCTTTATTACGGTAAATTGGGTGATTTCTATGCACAGACTGCTGGTGAGGTTGTTCCATATTTGCGTGAGCATCATATGTTGGGTGATGATAGTGAGGGGGATTTTATTCGCAGACTGGCGATGGAGATGTGTGAGTGGAATGGTAAGAGTTATTATTTTCAGACTCGTGATGCGTTGGGTGCGAGTATGTTGAGGCATGGATTAATGGAGGTTGTTGATTAAATATTTTTTTGCTGTTAGGTTTGGCGTATCTATTTTGAGGAGGCTTGATTGATGGCGGTACGTTCTATGCCTATGGGTGCTCCGATGGGTCCTCCGATGGGTGGTCCTGCGGGTCCACCTCCTGCACAGGCACCTTCGATGCCGATGGGTCCGCAGGGTGCTATGATGCAGGGACAGCAGCAGCCTTCTAGTGGTCCTAGTACATATGGTGGTAGTGTTGAGGGTCGAGCGCGTTTTCGAGAGGGTTTGAGGGCGCGAAAGAGTGCATTTATGAGTGGTATGCAGGGTGATATGCCCGGTGGTGATCCAGAGCAGGTAAATTTTGCACAGATGGGCGGTGTTCCTTTAGGTGTTCCTCGTATGGGTGGCAGGGGTGCTCCTATGCCTATGGCGGGTCCTCCTTTGGGTCGCATGGTGAGTGGTAATGCGAGTGTTGGCAGTGCTCCGTTACAGATTCCTAATGTTCCTGCGCGTATGATGGGTGGTGGTGTTGTTCCGTTATTTAGGGGATTGGGTCGTTATTGATGGACTATTCGCTTCTTGGATCGGTTATGTCGTTGGTTTTAAACGACAATTTCTATGAGAAGCATAATGTTAGGAACATAAGGAACTCGATTTACTGTGCGATTAAGCATGATCGTTGTTTTGTTCACCGTGTTGGTGGTGAGATTGTTGGTTACTGCACATGGGGATTTTTTAGTCGTGATGAGTTAGACTTGGATTATTGGGATGGTGAGGAGGTTTTTTCTCGTACTTATTCTGATGATTTGATATTATTTTTCCCTAAATTTCAGTGTCGTGCTG